CCTGATGCCACCGACGGGCGCACGTGTTATCAATCAATTAATTAGTTATCCCTCAGAACAGCGGCGAGCAACGCGGGCGTCGCAAACTCGATTTTACCCGTCGCCTCAAATGCATTCCAAACACCGTCGATCTCACCCCGCAACTCCGCAAGGGTGTGCCCGTACCTTGAGTATATCATCTCCTCCTCGCAAACCAAGTCGACCTCGAAATCCGTATCTGCGGTCAACTCCGTGTACCTACGACGCACGAATGGGTCGTCACCCGCATCCGCAAGACGACCCGGTCCAGCAGCAGCATATGCACGCGCTGCCCAATGCGTCAACAACGTGCTATGCGCTGACTCTGCCTTCAAGCTGAGAGCCTTGCTCCGCAGCATGACGTCGGGTCTCTGGCCCGGGTTGCACAATCCGAACCGCAATACGACACGGCCCAATTTTGGGGCGGCGACCCAATCGCCACACGGCAGGATGACCGGTATCGCGGAGCAAAACTCCAAGTCGTGGTAACCGGCGAAGTCACCGACCTCGACACCCTGCTCGGACACGAATTCATAGGCAACACCGACACGCGACGCGACCTCGTGCAAAACGTGGGGAAACGTGGGAAACCACTGGGTCGTTGCCCGTCCCGACACCACCACGGGTGTCCTCCGTGCGAGCCACTCAAGCATCGCTGCCACGACGATCGCGACATTGGACACGCAGTTCTTCTGCAATGTGTCGTTGTCACCTGATGCGACGTTGCCGTCCACCTTGTAGTATATCCCAGTGGTGGTGAAGCCGCTCCTGTCAAGGGACCATGTGCTGAGCAACACGATCAACTTGTCAGCGCCTAACTTTGACCACAAGTCGTTGCCCAACTGCAGCAGCTCACGCCTGGCGTGGGCGTCCCAGCGTTTGGCGTCCAAGGAATAGATGCGCTCGCCGTCGCAAATCTTATTGTCGTCACCGGTGACAATGACGACACGACGTCCCTGATGAGCCAAGTCGTAGAACGCACGAAAACTGGCAGCCTTGGTGCGACCCAAACCAAATATGATGTGTATCCCCTGGTAGTGCCGAGATCCGTCGCCGACGACACTCATCTCGCGAGCCAAACTTGCAAACCACGGACCCCCGGGAACCATAACGACGGGATCAGACTGTTGAATTCCACGCGGGTCACTATCCTGCTTGCTCTGTTCTGACTTTATGAACAATTTACGCCGCAAACGGGTGAACAGTTTGGACCTGCCCATGCTGTTGGTAAAAACGTAGGGTATGTTAACCCAAACGTCGGTGTGCCACTCGTCCAATGCGCGTTGCAACTCGGCACGTCTGCTTGGCTTAAACATACGGAGCCACTCAAAATACGGCATCTCCACGACGTGTACACCCTCAAAAATGACGTCCATCATGTCGCGGTAGATGTCAGCAAACTCCCCTGTCAAATAACCCAAATCCGGGGCTATCGTATGCATGACCACTCTGTTCGCGACGCATCGCTCCTCGTTCCTTAGAGTATGCGCTATGGCGTGATTGATGGGCCACTCCACATCATAATGGATGGGGAGTGGTGCCATACACATCATCGGCTTTGCCTTGGGCAAGACAGCCATGCGATCTTTGGGCATGCGCATCTCCGCGTCTTCACGCATCGGTGCCCGTACCCATGGCTCCTCCGTCTCGTAGCCATGACCCGCAATCCAGTTACCCGCACGTAAAATCGGGTAGCAGCCCATACCGGTGGTGTAAATCATACGGCAGTAATCCGCGTTGCGGAAACGGGCACGCCCCTGCAACTGAACGGGCAAAAACACCAAGTTCCAAAGGGTGTGCAGCAATTCTCTCTTTTCCCTTGTGTAACCGGAAATGCCCACGTGCATACCCACCGGCAGCGCCGCCGCCACCGCGTAAACCGGCCACTGGTACATCGGGGACTTGGCGCAAACGTCAACCATCTTCACGACGAACTCAAAGGCCGCGAATATCTTATGACCCGGATTACCCGCAATGCGCGGCAAACGGCGTGAGTTGGGCAACACACGTGGATTCAACCACAATGCATAAACGTATCGACACGCCAAGTTCAACTTTTCCTTGACCAATTCCTCGAAAGCGATATGACCCATGCTCTCGTTGAGCCCACGGTTTGTGACGGACGCCCCCTCAACGTAATCCACAGAGGTCATCAGCACCAACACCAACTGCGCGCGTTCAGGGCAAAACCAATGTAACGCCAGGCGCCATAAACCCCAATAGGCACGCCGAATCAGATCCTGGGGACTGGGATCCCGGGAACCAGCAGGTTGCATGATGTCACCGACCAGGTAACCAGACCCCACAGCGGCGCGGTAAACCGCCCACACCATGCCCACGAAGCCGCCGTGCCTCCGACCGACTGCGGCCAGGATGCGTGACACAACCAAATCGCACGACATCGACTGCATCTGGGAAATGGCGACCGCCCTGGCGCTCTCCCCGTCTGAGCTCCACAACAAGGAGAGCACAACACCGTACCAATCACCGGCGACACGGCCCCACACCTGTGACGTGGACTCGGGTCCGCCGTCCAAACGTATGCCACGTGACGCGAACACTCCGGCACCCGACGCAACACGCAGACTCAACCGGATTGCGTTCAACACTACCCAGTTGCGCGCGTCACCGTACGCACCGGACACAGCCCTGGCAACCCCGCGGCACCAACTGTGGGACAACGAGGTACAACC